GGGCAATGGTTCAGATTATTGAAAAGAATGATTCACTGGCAAAACAGGTCAAAAAGATTCGTTGGCAGCACGGCGGTGAAGAAATTGAAACAATGGCAGGCAATCGCTTTATTGTGCGCGCTGGTGGTTCGGCTGCCCGTGGTGTTTCCCGACCTTCGACCATTCACCTGGACGAACTACGTGAAATGACGGATATTGAAAGTTTTGCCTCATTGCGATACACCCTCATGGCTGCGGCAAACCCCATGGTCATGGCGTACACAAATGCGGGCGATTCTTCCTCCGTAGTGCTTAACCAATTTCGGGACAGGGCGTTAGCAAGCATTGCGGGGGTCGAAGACGATATTGGGTATTTTGAATGGTCAGCACCAACGGACGAAATAAGCGTTGAAAATGCAAGGCACGCAAATCCGTCCATGGGGACACTGATTCATGCCGACAATATAAAATCCGTGTTAAACGACCCACCTGATGTCGTTATGACTGAAGTGTTGTGTCGTTGGGTTGTGGCTATAAATAGCGCGGTGGATTCTGCCAGTTGGGGCAATTGCCTGGACAAAACAATAGACCTTGACCCTGACAAATTGACGTGGCTTGCCATTGACCTCTCACCTGATAGACGACACGCAAGTTTGGTGGGCGCTCAAAAACTTGGGCAGGAAAAGTTTGTGGTCAAATTACTGCACACCTGGACAAATGAGTTGCAATTAGACGATAAAGCCATTGCCAACGAATTGGCAGACTACGCCCGCAGGTATCCGACCGAATACGTGCTTTACAGTCGAAAGACCAGTGGCGCGGTTGCTGCGCGCCTTGCGCCTGCTGGGATTCCCGTATATGACATGGACGCAAGTTATCCGCAGGCGTGCGACGAAATGTTGTCGGCTATCAACTCAAATCGTTTGCGTCATAAAGGGCAAAGCCAACTTTCCGAAGAAGTTTTGGCTGCGGTGCAATTGCGTCGCGGTGACGGCGGCTGGGTTATTGGAAGAAGGGCGTCACAGTCGGTCGTTTGTGGCGCAGTGGCCGTTAGTCTCGTTTCACACTTTGCGACACGCCCGGAGAATGACCTTGACATAATGGTGGGCTAAACGTATAAGCCTGCCACAATTCGGGCATGGGATTTTTCGATTTATTCACGCCACGGGTTGAGGCTGCCGTTCCAGTCGAAGCGACAAACGTGGACGCCGCTGCGGTTGCACCTTATTACAGTGAAGTAGGTAATTTATTCCTATTCGGTGGAATAGTTACCGCCTCACGCGCTGAAGCAATGAGTGTGCCAACCGTAGCGCGCGCCTTAGGGATTATTCAAACAATTGCGTCATTGCCAATGCACACACGCAATGAAGCAACAGGCGAGAAGGTTACGCAACCACGTGTTATTAACCAGCCTGACCCACGAATTCCAGGTTCTACATTTTGGGCGTGGATAATTTCTGATTTGTTCTTTTTTCCAAGTGCGTACGCATACGTTATGGATAGGTACGCTGATACAGGAAAAATCCGCGCAATGGAACGCATTGCACCTGAGCGCATAACAATTACAACCAACGGAATGGGTTATGAAATTGCGTCTTATGCAATTGACGGTGCTTACGTTGACCCTGCGAACCTTGTTGTTTTTCAGGGATTCCAAGAAGGATTACTAAGCCGCGCAGGTCGCACCGTTCGTGCAGCAGCGGCCTTAGAACGTGCAGCAATGAATTTTGCAGTTGAACCAATTCCACAAATGGTTTTGAAGTCAAACGGAACATCATTGCCAGCAGACCGCGTTGCAAAGTTGTTGAGCGCATGGCGCACCGCGCGTGCTAACAAATCAACCGCATTTTTAAACGCTGACGTTACCCTGGAAACACTTGGCTACGACCCGAAGAATTTGCAATTAAATGAGGCCAGGAACTACGTGGCTTTAGAACTGAGCAGGGCAGCAGGACTTCCAGCCTATTTCACTGACGCGCAACAATCCACGTTCACATATTCTAACGCTTTAGACAAAAGGCGCGACCTCGTGGACTTTGCTTTCAGAAATTACATGTCCATAATTGAAGAACGCTTGTCATTTGCCGATTTCACACCAGCAGGCAACAAAGTGCGTTTTGACCTTGACGATTTCTTGCGTGGCAATCCATTTGAGCGCGCGCAAGTCTACGAAATCTTAAATCGAATTGGCGCAATGTCAATTGACGAAATACGCGAGGAAGAAGACCTACTGCTATGAAAAAAGTCATAACACCAATGCAAATTACGGCGGCAGATTCTAACAGTCGCACAATCACGGGTCGCATTGTCACGTTTGAGGAAACTGGCAACGCTTCAATTGGCAAGGTTCAATTTGCGACTGGCAGTATTGAAGCAACTGCCGTCTTACTTAATCTTGAACACGACCGCACACGCCGAATTGGCAAAACACTTTCAATTGAATCAAACGATAAAGGAATTGAAGCAACTTTTAAAATTGCAAACACAACTGCTGGAACTGACGCACTTGTTGAAGCGCAAGAAGGTTTGCGCGACGGATTCAGCGTTGAAGTTTCATTTGACGAATATGAGACACTTAAAGACGGAACAGTGCGCATTTTGAAGGGTGAACTCACTGGGGTTGCATTAACTAGCGAACCAGCAATCCGTTCATCACGTGTCACTGAAGTCGCAGCAACAACAGGCGAAGAAGAACAAGTTTCAGATTCAACAATTGAACCTGAAGTCACACCAACAACAGAAGGAGACGAAGTGGAAAACACCGTCAATGACGCTTCAGCCGTAGAGACGGTCGAAGCCGCACAGTCAGTAACCGCACAATCAAACGCAGTCGGTGGTTGGAAGTCAACACCACGCATTGAGTTAACTGCTGCAAAGTATCTTGAGAACAAGGTTCTTGCTGCAACAGGTGACGAAAACGCACGCCAATACGTTTTAGCAGCAGACAACACAACAGACAACGCTGGACTTGTTCCAACACGTCAGTTGACTGAAGTTGTCAACGGACTATCAACAACAATCCGCCCAAGCATTGACGCGATTTCTCGCGGTGCATTGCCTGACGCTGGAATGACATTTGAAATTCCTAAGATTACTGCTGCACCAACAGTTGCAGTCACCGCTGAAGATGCAGCGTTTTCTGATACTGACCAAAATTCCGCGTTCTTGAGCGTGGATGTTAAGAAGTTCGCTGGCCAGCAGAAATTTTCGGTGGAATTACTTACGAGGACTAGCCCTTTGTTCTATGACGAGTTACTTCGTAACATGGTTGCAGCAATGGCTAAGGCGCAAAACTCATACGTTAACGGCTTGTTAATTTCAGGCTCAACAACAGACGCAACAACAGTTGCAACATATCCAACTGCTGCTGAATTGCTTGGAATTATTGGCCGCGGTGCAGCAAGCGTTTATGGCGCAACTGCTGGACTTGCAAATCCATTTGCACGCAACATGATTGCGTCAACTGGTCAGTGGTCAAACCTAATGACTTTGAATGACGCTGGACGTCCAATTTATTCACAGGTTTCAAACCCTATGAACCAACCAGGTGTCGCAGTGCCAACATCACTCACAGGAAACGTTGCAGGCTTGAACCTGTACGTTGACCCAACAAACGGTGGAGACGGCGACGGTACATTGCTAATCGTCAACCCTGACGCTTACACATGGTACGAAGGAACTTCCTACCAACTACGCGCAGAATCAACTGCTGACGGTTCTATTACAGTGGGCGTGTATTCATTTGGTGCAGTCGCGACAAAAATTGCCGCTGGTGCATTTAAAAATAATAAGGCGTAAATAGCCACTAACTAATCATGCGGCGGTTTCTCCCGATTCCGCCGCAGCAGTCGAAAGGAAACGGACATGCCAGCCATTGTTACTGCAAGTCAATTGCGCACGGTGCTTGGTGTGTCCGTTTCACTTTATTCAGACGCCTATCTTGACGAAATTGTTAACACCGCTGAAGCGGTCATTTTGCCAATGCTGGTTGCAAACACTTCAGCAATTAACGCTTACAAATTAGATTCCAACGTGGCTTATTTCTACACCCAACGTGAACATCATTTTGTGACTGGTCAATCCGTCATTGTGACTGGTTTGCCAGCACCATTCACGGCAACGCACGTCGTTGTTGATTCTTACGATTTTTATTTTACCGCGGCACTCACTTCAACAAACGTGACTTTGCGCGACATAATTCCAACAGGCACGGCGACACTTTCAGGCTATTCCGCAGCAGATATTTACGCAACAAGCGCGCCCATTGAATCAGCAGTGCTTGCAGTCAGCGTTGAAGTTTTTCAGTCACGCGTTGCAGCAGGCGGTCAGATTGAAGGCGTGGATTTTGCCAGTACGCCTTACCGAATGGGGCGCAGTTTGACCAACCGTGTGTCCACATT